GGAAACGATTCTAATCTCTTCAACCTTACCAGTACCAATCTTATCTGGTTTTGCAATCTGCTCTACTACTTTATATGGTTGATATACAAAATCATAGGATGCGCCATCTCCAAACATCTTATATGGGAATGTATTTCTAACTAAATCTGAATTTTCAAAATCAAAGTTAGTTTGCTTAATTTTCTCACCAGAAACAGTATTTACTCGTAGAGGTATTGCTCTATATGTGTCTCCTATGTAATATGGGAATTTTGGTTTACCAAAACTATCTAAACTAGCAAAATATGCATATATACCATTCTCAAATTCTGGTGTTTTAGTAAATCTACCGTTATGAACATCCAAATCACCAGCAGCATCATAATAGTAGTCTTCAATAAAGAATCCTTCTGGAAATTCTGCTGTTGAAGGTCTATTTTCAACTTTAGATGCACTTAAACTATAAGAAGATTCCATCCTTCTAGAAGAAGACTGGATATCATCAGCAACATCAAGTCCATAAGGACCATAAATTGGTATTCCATCATATGCCCATCCAATGATAGGAGAATGACCTGATCCATCATCATTAAAGACATTTCTAACTGTTGCTCCATAAGCAACACTTTCAATTGCTAATCCACCTTCTACAGGAGCAAGATAATTTCCTTCTTCATTAGTACTAGTAAAGAACTTGTTACCAACAAGTCTTCTAACCTTTGTTGAGAAAGTTGCAGATTCACCTGGTTGTTTAACTGTTACTGTTGATGTATCTGGATATCCCAATCCTTCAGAAAGAACTATTACATCAGAAATTTCCTCACCATTCATAACAGCACGAAGTTTTGCACCAAAAGCAGTACCAGTACCAACTACCTCTAAATCTGGTGGACCATCATATTTAATTCCACTACTTTGAACAAAAGCATCAATTACTTTTCCATTAACAATGATTAAACCAATTTGTCCAAAACTACCAGAATTTATAGAAACATCAGGTGGTTGCTCAAAGTTAATAACTGATGATCCATAATTTAGACCCCTATCATATAAAATAGTGTTTATAATAGAACCACGAACTATAGGAGTTGCTGTTAAGTTTACTTGAGTATTTGAATCAGTAATAACATTAACATCAACAGTTATTGGTGGATAATAGAAATCTTGATATTGAGATCCAGTTCCTGATAATCTAACATATTCTTTATTCTTGTAATTTGTAGTATCTGGAATTCTAGTAGTAGCAATACCAGAATAACAAAGTCTAAACTTATTCTCATTAATAGTTAAAACTTGATATTGAGAATTTGTAGATAATCCAGTAATAACAGTACCACCAGTAGATGTTATTCCATAATGAACTACTTCACCATCTTTAAATCCATGATTTTCAAATTCAATATGATCCCTATCTGTACTAATTTTAGAAGGTTGTACAGAAATTCTTTGATTTGTATAACCAGTACCACCTTCAAGAATACTAACTCTAGATATTCTTCTCTTAGTTTCAAAATCTCTAAACTCGTGGAGACCATTATTTAAAGCTGCAGCAGTTGATCCAAACCCAACAGTGTTAATTCCTAGAACAGAATCATTTTTACTTCTATAAAGTTGGAATATTGTATCACTTCTAACACCAACATAGTATGATTGATTTATAATCAAACATGTATCTACACCAACAGGTGCAGTTGTATGAAGTCCAAGTACATTATTGTTATTAGGACTATAAAGTACTCTATCTCCAGTATTATAATAATGTGGTTTATCTAATATTATTCTATCACTCACCCAATCGATAGTACCACCATCATAGAATGATTTTGCATTGAATGCAAACTTTCTATAATATAATTCAGTTACAGCCTGTGCTTTTGCGTTAGATCCATTTCCACCATGAATATCAACAGAGATGACCTTTTTAATTTCAAAATCAACTGGGTCAATTAAAACATCTGTCAATGTTCCACCAACTGCTACTCTACCAAATGCTGTATTAATACCAGATGTATTATCTTCTATAGTTATTGAGGGTGGATTTAAAACATCATAATTTCTTCCAGAATTAACTATATTCAAAGATTTCAATGGTCCATAATATACAAATTTGTCTGATTTGTAGTTATTAATTTCAACACCATTAACTAATATACCAGTATTACCATCTAAAGTTTGATCAGAACTAGTTACTTGATTAGATCCTGCTTCTAAATCCTGTGCAAGAACAAATCTCTTAAGAACCCTACTTGGGAAAATTGATTTTCTTGCTTGTTCCACTCTAACAAAATCATGATAACCAGATGTTGTTGGGGGTGTAAATTCTTGAGCTAATCCAGAAGCAATAAATGATCTAGATGGATATAACTTAATTTTATTATTTGGAGTTAATACTTCAACAAAATAACTGTCTTTTTCCAGTCCTGCAATAGGATCAGATCCTGGACCTGTAATATATGATACTTCATCTCCTGTTTTGAAAGGAACTGCTGAAGGAAATGAAATAGTAGAATATTTGTTAGTAAGACTATTGTAAGATTGGAAATTTCCACCAGACACTGTTGGATTTGTTAAATCTGCATGAATTTTATCAGTATTAATTTGATATGATGGAATAGAGTTAGATGCAACATATGCTTCTTGTTGACCACTCTCTGATCTATTAAAATCAAGAACATATGTATTACTAATATCAGATAAAATCTGATTTTGCCCACCAATGATAGGAACAGAACTACTAGTCGCTTTATTCTGAACTCTTCTTATATCATAAAGTAATGAGGGACTTATAGTATAAGATCCTTGTACACTTACCGAATTATTTGAACTATTGACATAACTAATAACTAAATTGTTTGCTACAATGGTTTCTGCTGCTAAATTATCCCTAACAAGTAAATCGACAGTATCACCAACCTTTAAACTAGATTTGTCAATATACCCATCTAAAGTAAAGGTAGATCCACTTATATCTTTGACTTTATACCTTGCACTAGTATTATAAATCCAAGAATTGAAGAAAATTTGTTCATAAGTTCTTGAAGACCTTGGATTGGTTACATATCTTCCAAGATTCTTAACTTTAATTCTAGAGTCTTTACTTAATCCATATAAACTTTGTGTAGACTCAAAATCTCTCAAAACACCAGTTATTCTCATTTTAACTGGTTTAGTAGTATCATTATCTTCGTATCCATACACTACAGTAGGTGTGAATACATTAGTAGTAGATGGAATTTCAATTCCAGTTGTAGTTACACCAATAAATTGGTTTACAGTCTTTTCACTATAAGACAATTCTTGATAATAAGCATCAGAAGATAATCCAACTTGTATATTTCCAGTTTGACCAAATCCTATGGTAGAATCAACCGTAAGAACGGTTGCACCCATTCCAACTTTACCTATTACTTGAGTACGACCTGGTACAACGAATGTACCTTGTATTAAATCCCTATCATCGTATCCAATGAATACAGATAAGCGATAAAAATTATCTCTTATACTAACAACTTCAGAAATAGGTCCAGATGCAGATTTAACAAGAGGATTGTTAGCATCAGCATCTTGAAATAGTGTTTGACCAACTAATTTTGTAGCATCTCCAGAAACTGTTTCTATAGTAAAGGATTCTCTTCTCAAATAGTTCGCATAAGATGGTTTTATAAGGTATTTTTCAAGATCATTGATTTTTGGTTCTAAACCAAATAGTGCTTTAAATAAAATCTTGAAAGATTCATTAGTACCCTTAGATTCATATAAACTTCTTGCTTCTTTAATGAAATTATTAACATCTAGACTAGGACTTAATGCAACTCCCTGAAAACCAGGAGCATACAATGATTTTAACTTATCATAAAACTCTTTTAGGAATAAAGCACTTAAATTTTGAACATGTGAACTACTATTATGAGATGTAGCAGTAGTTTGCTTCCATTCTAAATTTTTTGGATCACCTGCTTGATGATATGTCGTAATTCCACTAAATCCTCTAACACATCCAGTAAAACTATTTGTAGTTATTCCTGAATATGTAATAATTTCATCACCTATCTTTAAAAGACCGTGTTTTCTAGGAAATCCTTTAGTATTATCAGAAACTGTAATTGTATCATCAGTTGAAGTAATACTTGATGCTAAAGATACACTTCCAGATATAACTTCCTTTGTTAAATTATCAATTTTAATATATTTGTCAATATTTTCAGCAAGATCTACAGGGCCACCTTGATATTCCTGAGAAATATAATATTGCTCTAGAAATTTTTCAAATAGAGGGTTTTCAGCTACTGCAAACTCTGGTGCTTGGTCTGCAACTAGTTGATAAGTCTTAACTCTTGTAGATAAGGGGCTATATGTTTCAATCATCCGATTTTAAGATCTTGTGATAGTGCCGTTTGAATAACTAGAAGTGACTTTATACCCAATTCCAGATATTTGTTGTCCAGAAGATATAGTGTCTTTTACGATATTTATCTTACTATTTGACATGTCTAATTGAAGGTACAAATCCTTCAATCCAATAATATCATTGGATTCTGGATATGCCTGAATTTCGATCATGCCAGATCCAAGATTAGTTTCAGATATATTGATAGTATTAATAATAATTTCACCTTTAACATAATCAACTGTTCCAGCAGAAGGAATAACTACAGGAGAATTTTCACCACCAATATTAACTATTTGAATTACAGCAATATCACCTGTTTTTAGATCTTCATGGGGGAGATCAGAGAAATATAGTGTATTTGGATTGCCGTCAATCTTAAATCCACTGCTTTTAATGTTTTTACCACTAGCAACTACATGGAATGAGTTACCAAAACATAATTCATACTGAGCAAAGGTATTAAAGATTGGTTTTAAGTCTCTTCTTAAAGTCAATTTGGTAATATTTGATGTAATCGCTTCATTTGTACCATCTACAACTTTTAAAGCATCAGAATACTTAAATCTACCACCAAACGCATTCAGATTAGTACTTTGCCCATAAGCATTTAATGCAGATGTTACTTGTGCTTTCAATCCGTCAATATCACTAAAGACATTAGCGTTATAATATGCATTAACATCCAATTCAATATAAAGAATCTTAAGATCAACTATTCTTTGGTTAATTCCTGCCATTGAATACTTCTTCAACCCATCTAAGATCTTAACTTTAGAGAAATCTGACAAATATGTTGCATTTCTAGGTTTTACGCTCAATACAACAGTACCAAATTCAGGTGGATCTAGTTCTTCCCCACCCATAACAGAAACAGACTCTGCATCAGGGAATATACTCTGTACAATTGCTTCATAATCCTTCGCTGTAACCGCCCTGTACTGGGAGGAATAGACCCTAGGAGCAATATACTTAATAGAGTTAACACTTTCTATCTCACCGCCCCCTCTAGCAGGTTGAACGGTTGATATTACTACTGTTTCAGATGGAGCAATAGGAGCACCTGCATCATTTAACGCACTTGCACTAAACGAAAATGTTTTTCCATCATTCCCTGCCTTTCCATCAGTAATAATATAACTAACTTCGATAATATCACCGCTATCCAACTTCTTACCAAACAATCCATCTCCAAATAGCAATTCATATTGCTCATCTTTGACTTCTTGAATCAAATAGATATTAGATTTCTCATTAATTGCTGTTATATTGTCAATTTTAGAATATTCTAGTCCAGAACTTGATCCAGACTTCCTTACAAACACTCTAATCGACTCTGTATCGACAAAAGAGTTCTCTAAAATGAATCTTTGATCTAAACTACCACTAACTGTGAATAATTTTCTTAAAAGTGTGCCTTGATAGACATTAAGATTTCTAAATTGAGCAGTTCTTGGTGGATTTACGCTAATATTTGTTCCTACATCAATAGGAGAAGGCACAATTACATCTTCTGGGATAGAAAATGTGAAAGAAGTGTTATTTGTTGCTCCAACTACGACTAAACCCTTTGCCAGTTTAACAGTATTACTATTTCCGTTGAATTTAAAGTCAAAATTTATAATTGCTTTAGCAGATTTACGAGATCTAGGTACATATCCTATGTTTCTTGCAAGAGAAACTACATTTTCTCTTAAAGTTGCTGAATCCAAGAAGGATTCATTAACCACCATATTGCTATTGAACGCTGAAATATAAGTATTGTACGCTAATATGTCAATTAGAATCGACATATTGGATCCGTCATAGTCAAAATCAGTAAAATCTGAGTTTGCTCTTAGATAATCCTTTATTTGTTCCTTAATTTGGTCAAAATCAAGGTTAGTAAACTTTGATACGGGCATGTTTTTTACCTAGTTGCCTCTAATACGAACGAATAAGCTTGAGATTGGAAGTCTTCACCAACAATATCATAGAAAATATGTATTTCAAATGAATTTCTATCAGGTTTTGGGTCAGCCTCAACCCTAATATTATCAATTCTGGGTTCCCACGCACTTAAGACATCCTCAATCTGCCTAGAAATGACGCTTCCTTGAGCCTCATCAACAAATCCAAATAAACTATCAGTTACATCTGATCCCAAATCGCTGTAAGGACGCTCATTTACTCCTGTTTGAACAAGATTTCTTACTGAACGCTGAATAGCCCTCTCATTCTTTAACATTCCCAAATCACCAGTTACAGGATTTGGTTGAAAACTGAGAGTTATATCCTTATATGCACGAGATTTGGTTATCGCCATCAATAATGACAGTACATGTCAAGGTTATTTATACCCTATTTTATCAATTCCATCTTGTGACCGTTAATTCGATACTGTTATCATCCATTTCCCACTCTTCTGCTATCTGCCAACCCTCTTCTTTCATAGTATTATGTACAGTCATCCTAGCATATTGTTGTGTGATTTTTTCAATAAACCTTTTTGGGGGAATTGGATCTTTCCATGTTTGTATATCTGCTACTAATTCATATTCCTTTCCGTTCCAACGGAATCCTATATCATCCCCTATAGCAACCTCAACCTGTACTTTCTCATGGTTATGATCAATAGGGTTAACTAATAAATGATCCTCCTGTACATCGTACTGAAGGATCTGTAATGCTTCGAGCAAAGCGGATTTTTTAGTTATCTTAGTCTTTATCGTACTGAAGTGTGACATTAGCAGCCTTCTGAATCGTGTACATAATCCTCAACAGGTTCTGTTTCATAAAAAGAAGGAGTAAACTCCCTAGTCAATACATTACCTAGTTCATCTTCTACACTCTCAGTAATCTTTAAGCATTGGTCACCAACTGCACCATATATCTCTGCAGTTACATTTCCATTCTGTTGAATGGTATACTTGACTGTTTGCT